GGTTTAACAACACCAACCCGAACTCTGTAATTACAGGCAATGTAGTTTACGATTTCAAGAAGGTTGGTCAGGGTGCAATCAATTACATCTTCTCAGCAGGCAGCCAAGTTAGCGGCCCAACAATTTCCAACAACTACGTATTTGATTCTGCTGGTAGTGGAATCCAATTGGTTGGAAAAATTAGATACATGACAATCAAAGATAACCAGATTGTCAACTCCGCCGGAAACGATATTCAAATACTTTGTAACGCAGACTTTTCAAACATTGGTGGATTCTTAATTGAAGGCAATACCATCAAGCGAAATAACTTTAATTTTGCTTCGATCCTTCTTGACCAACAAGACGGAACAATTCCATCAACAGTTAAAGGAAACAGAATTGTTGGTCACGACAAAACAACCGGTGGACTTCCGATCATCGAGGCTAATGCAGCAACCCTTATAAAAAATACAGCGTTTACTTCAAAAAGACCATTGCTTTCCCGTGTCATTGAAAACATTGTTGACAACTTCCATGTGGGATTTGCTATATGCGGTGCTGGTTATATGCCAACAGTCACAAGAAATTTTCAGGTGGACCTATCGCGAAATACAATTAGGAATTGTAATTTTGGATTTGGAATTGGTGCGCAAAATGTCTACTCTTCTGCTCCTGTTTGTGACAACATCTTTGAAACAGGCGTCACCCCTATAAGTAGTCTTATGGAAAATGGTGGCGGAAACGGATACACAGCTGGACATATCGCACGAAAAGATGGCAATAAATTTGTTGTTCTTGATTTGAATGCTGTTCCAGACCCAGCTAATGGTAGTAGTGGATTTTGGGCGGTTGGTGATCGGATTGAATTTACAGCTCCAACAGCAGGTGGATTTATTGGAGCAACCTGCACAACAGCAGGTGGATCAACAATGGTATGGAAAAATTACGGTGCGGTATCTGCATAAATTAAATAACTCTCGCCTTTAGTTTGCAATTAAATACATGACCCTCGAAACTAACAACCGCGTTTCCCTTTCTATCGGTAACTGGATTGCACTCGGTGCCGTCCTCATTACCCTACTGGGTCTATTCAGTTCTGCTTACCTCAATCACGACCGACTGCTTCAGGTAGTGATTGCCAACCAAGAAAACATCAGCAAGCGCCTCGATAAATTTGAGAACAAGCTTGACGCGTTTCCTATCACTCATCCTGCTCGCTAGTCTGGTGGGGTGCAGTCCCCTCGCCCGTGTGAGTAGCAACACCAACGCCATCCGCGAGGAGGCCCAGGTCCTCATCGACCACGGCCAAGCCACGGGTGACCAGGAGGTAGTTACCCATGCCCAGCGCATCAGCAATCTGGCTGCTGATACTCATGTCCGTCTATCTGGCTTGGAGGACAAAGTCCCCGCCTGGCTCTCCACTCTATGGATGGCGGCACTCGCCATGGTGGTCGTGGGGATTGTCATTGTTCTGTGGCAGACCGGCCTCGGCTCCGCCGTCCGTATCGCAATTGGCTGGCTCCCCCGCTCCAAGGTCCGCGATGCCGACCTCGCAGTTGGTATGCTTGATCCCAACAACCCTGAGAATGCACGCGAGTATGTCGCCGCGCGTCGTGCCTCAGACCCGGAGTTCGATGCTGCGTGGCGACGTATCCAAAAGAAAGGTTCCTAATGCTTGCTGACTTCTCATCCGTCCTCGGTTCCCTGTGGTTCTCCCTCCTCCTCGGCGCTGTCGGCCTCGGTGCCGGCTGGTTCCTCCGCGGCAAGTACGGCTCCAAGTTCTGAGTGAAGTAACTACTTCACCCACCCACCGTAAGGTATGCCGCACACGCGGGGATGCGCTTCGCGCCCCGCGTGTGCTGTCTTCACCCCTAACCCAAAGTCCCCATGCCCCCCACCACCCAGGCCATCTCGTACCCCGACAACATCCTCTCGCCCTCTGTCATGCCGTGGCTTGAGTCACACGGGATCTTCCAGCGCCAAGTCCCCATCCGTTCCTCGGACTACCGGATGCTCCGCAACTGTCCTCGCACCTACTTCCTCGCCCGGCGGCTCGGGCTGGTCAAGGCGTTCCAGTACAGCAAGGCGCTGACCCGTGGGTCGTGGGTACACCTCGCCTTTGCCCTTATAAACGATTCCCCCACCGACCGGGCGTTTGCCCTGGAGTCCGCCATCGCGGCTCGCTGCGAGGAACTGCGGGCGGTAGCCAAGACCCTGGGCGCAAGCTCCGACAAGATCCGGGAGATGGTTGCCCGTGAGGAGCAGGATGCCCGTACCTCCATCGCCTGGTTCAACGCCGCCCTCCAGGTCAAGGACGGCACTGGCCGCACCCTCGGCGAGCGCTTCGTCCAGGACTGGAGCGTTATGCAGACAGAGCCCGAGATCCTGCACGGCGACCGGCTCATCCAGCCCGACGTCTTGGTCCTCGACAAAGCCGGCATGGTGTGGATCGTGGACTTCAAGACCACCGCCATGTCCACCAACGCTCGCCTCCAAACCTGCCCCCTTGAGTTCCAGACGCAGCACTACTTCCACACCATGCACGACAAGTGCCGTGAAGACACTGCGTACAACCTGTCTGTTGCAGCACCGCAATCACTCGCAGGTGTCTTGCATATTGCGATCCGTAAACCATCCATCGAGTTCGGTATGAAGGACCGCCCATTCACCGTTGACGATTCACCGTTCAAGTCCGGTCCCCGCAAAGGCGAACCGCGCAATGAGAAGATTTATACCGGCGAGCCTGACCCGTTCCTCTACGAACAGCGCTGCACCGACTGGTATCACGGACGCGGCGAGTACTTACATCTCGAACCCGAACGCCTGACCGATCCGTGCATTGCAATTTCTACTACTTCTCGCGAGCTTCTTCTTGACCCTGAATCAGTTGCCGAGTACAATGCTCGTCTGTCTTTCATCCGGAAGTACACGCAGTCCCAAGAGCCAAGTAGTTACGAAGTCGGTGATCCTGTGATTCAGTTCGGTGTGCCATCGCCATACCTTGCTTTCCACATGACATCGCCCGGCCAGTGGATTGACGTGATCCGTGCGGAAGGCTTCATGCAACGTGACCGCGACAGCCACGCAACGGAGATCAACAATGACAACCCCTGAATCACCTGCCAGCCTTGAAGGAAACAAGTCGGTACTCGGTCCGATCCTCTGGCTTGAGACCCTGCGACTAGTGATTGCGCCACGAATCGCAGAACTTGTCTTCAAGGCTGGCGGTGACATCGAAACCCGCAGCGACCTACACAAGCGTTTCTGCGAGGAGCATGAGCTTCGCATCTCGTACTCCACCTTTAGTTCGTGGTGCGAGGACCTCGGCATCTCCTTCAAGAAGCGCATCGAAGTTAACATCCCGGGCTGGAAGTCCATGCCCAAACCCAATGAGCACTTCATTGGACCCATGCCAGCCGCGCCTATACCCCACCAGCAGGAGGTAATCAGAGACCCAGAGATTGAATCTTTTGAGCCCGTTGTGTGGGATACTCCAGTAGCACGACCACCGGATGTGTACACGGATGGATTGCCTGACATTCTGCCCGGCGGCATGCGCGCACCCTCTTTCTTCTCGAATGATTTTGGCAACTAAGGAGTCATCATGACCCACTCCGTTACACATGGAAACACCATCGCATCTAAGTACGCTTCGCTTGGTAGTGCAGTTAGCACCGGTCGGGTTACTCCTGGTCGGATGCTCGGCCTGGTGGTTGGGGAGGCAGGCTGCGGCAAGTCTTTCCTACTTCAATCGCACCCGGGTGCATACATTCTCAACCTCGATGAAACGCCGGCTGTCTGCAGCAACTCTGAAGCCGTCATGTTTCCGACGCCGGGACCGGACGGACGCGCGGTAGACGAGAACGGCAAACCCATTGCTCTTGACTGGGCTGCTATCGAAGCCAAGCAGAAGGTACTCATCGACCTAGCTGTGCGCAACCAACCACGTCCCGAGACTGTGGTCATTGACACTCTTGGTGCAGCCATCCGTATGCTGCGCCCCCACATCGCCAAGATCTACGGACGCGAACGCTTCACGGATGTAGACGGTCGACTTGGTTGGGAACGACTCTTTGATACCCTCATTGAGTTTGGTGTGTCCCTGCGCCGGCAAGGGTACGGTGTCTACTACATCGCGCACTTGTCCCGTAAGCACGTGCCGCTCAGCGAGAACCAACACGTTGAGGAGTACAAGATCCTCATC